GCGAGAGGCACACAAACCCTCTCCGTGGCCGGATGTTGATCGGCCACACTACTCAGCTCACGCCGAGTAGTCCCACCTGAGCTTGATGCCGACGGTCTCAGGACGTCCCTGACGTTCCAGGTGTTCTCTGTCAGCGAACGGCTCATCGCCGCGCTTCAAGAAAACTTTGAGCAAGGCACCCGGACCCTCCAATGGAGAAGGAGGAATCCGGTCCCGTTTGACCCACCCGCGAACCAGCGGGCGGAACAGGTAAGGACACATTCTCTGGGTTTCATACCCCAGAAAACTTGTCCTGCCAAGCACGCGAGATTCGGGAGAAACTACTGGATAATGCCGGAGCATCGGTTCCAGTATCCCGTCAAGGTGAGCTGCTGTCTTCCAGTAACCCTGGTGATAAGCCAGGTTCCTGAGAGCAACAGTACTCACAATCTCGTGAACGTCAGCACGTGACGAGGGAAGAACTCTCCGAACGCGGAATGGTGTAACATCCACGCCGTCGTAGTAATCCCCTCCGCAGCTCTCTCTGAACTTCCCAGTCCAGAAAGATTTGCTAGCGTTCACACGAAGCCCGAAGGCTTCGAGTCTCGCAATCACGTGACGTGCCAGATCTGCGGGGACAATCATATCATCCCCGTAGACGCGTACCCGCCCCCGCAAGTGTTTCACATCACTGCGGGTTAAGCGGTGGCCTAAGCCGTCCTGAATCCCCAAGAGCACGATAGCAAGAAACACCATCGACTCGATAGGGAAACAGAGGGCTGAACCCATAGACGCGAACTTGGCCAAACGAATCACTTCGTTTGTGCCAGGCACACAAGCCGTCCGTGAACGACACGCATCAACACCCTCAGCAAGCCAAGGGTGGTTCTGCAGCATCGTTTGAACTAGCTTGTAGGAGACACGATCAGAGGCCTCGCTAAGATCTAGCGTTGCCAACTCCCCAGAGAGGGAGCCTCTCCGTGCCATCTGCTGGTTAGGCATCTGGTCGGAAAACCCGATCAAGCCGAAGACGATGTTATCAGCACCGTCAGCGAGCCATGACGACTCCAGGGCCCTCACGAGGGGTGCCGCGATACCTTGCTGCACATACTGCATGCAGGTTGGCTCAACAGCAATCACTCGAGGTGTCTTCTGCGTTTTAGGGACAAGAGTTACCTTCACAGGTAGCTCTGCCTCGGGTTCGACAATGTCCACCGAATCCAGTACCTCATGGTACCGGTAGCTGGGGATCAGGAAATCCGATGAAGGAAACACCTGCTCCAGCCGCCGTGTCCACGACCTTTGTTCGAACTTGCGGTTACCCGCAAGTCCGTCGGCCGTGGCACCTGGACCGTGCTTTGGAAGGATTTCTCCTTCGTAGACCAGTCGGTCTACCTCCGTGAGAATCGGAGCAAATGCAAGCCCAACCATTGTAGAAAACTCAGCCAGCATCTCAGCTGACAGAGTCCGGTTGAGCATGTGGACATCGTGCTCACACTCAATGAATCTGAGCACTGCTGCGTCGTTTCGAGCATCTGAACACTCGATTTCGACTTTTGCCAGCAGCATACAGACCTGTCGCATTGCTGCGACCGCCTGTATATCAGGTTCGTCGAGTAGGCGACCGCTAGCGCGGTCGAAGACGAGGTCCATAAACCCACCCAAGAACAACGGGAGAGCCCCACTCTTCTTGAAACCAGTGAAGAGAGAAGGACTAACCTCACCCAGCTCCAGTGACCTGTGAAGGTCTGAAGCATATGAGGGCAGGGCAATCGTAAGATACGAGAGCCCCTCGTCATCGAACCGAGCCTCGGCGTGTTTCTGGTCGAGGCTGGTATCGACACAGCACCAGGTCCCAGCATCTGCCAGGACCTGAGTCCAGAGTAGCAGAAGGCTTTTCACCAGTCCAACCTCCTTGGTTGGTTGTGGATCCTCGCACATGGACTGAAAGTGTCATACCTACCACCACACACACTAGAAAGGAGATTCCCTTCCCAAGCATGTGCAAGACCCTACGCCACAGGATGTGACGTAGAACCCGCCAGGTCAAACTCCAGAGATCCTGGAGTAAGACCTTCAGCTCTCACCACCAAGAATCTTGGTTTCGAGAGCGCCGGTGCTAGCAGACAGGGCGGCCGCAAAGCCGTCCCAAACCTGCTTCGCCTCGGCGACGCTGTACCCGGTGACGGGTACATCGATGACGACCTGAACGGACATGCTGTAACGCGTGTTCGCAGAGGTCAGCGGGTCAGCCGCGATCTTGCTGTGATCGAACCGAACCAGACGGCGGTTACGCTTGCCGTACTGGTGGGACACCGTCATCTTGACGGTCCCGTCATTCGACGAGAAAGTCCCCTGGTCCAAACCAGAGCCCGTTCTTGCGAGCGAGATGGTGTTGGACCCAACGGTCACAGACTGCGGGTCGGCAAGAGCCATGTGCACTACTCCTTGGTATTCAGACCGCCACCTGGATGGTGACGGACATGGGTGCTGAGGACGTGTGAACGCCCTCAACGGCTCCGGGACAAACCCAGAGCCGCCAGAATGGCCACCTGACGGGCATTGAACCCGTCAGTATTCAGGCCAAAACCGTAGGGTGTTGCCTTGACACGCTGTTTGACAACAGTCGTGTACGTTTGAGACAAGTCGTACTTGGGCTGCCCTTGTAGGGCGACGCCCTTCATCTCAAACGTCCGGCTCACCGTGGATCGCTCCATGATGTAGCCATGATGCAACACAAGGCCGTCTGCGCCGAATGAGCTTATATTCTGGGCAACATCACCCAGATTGCTCACCCAGTCGGCGGCCCAGCTCCAGGGTGTCAACTCGTAGGCGGTACTCGGAGTAATCCGAGTACCTAGAAGCCTGTTGGCCTCCTGCTCGTGTCTCTGCATCTGATCCCAGGCACTGCTGCCCAGGTTCAGGTAGTAGACATAAGCACCGCTGAACCAGGTATCAACCTGGGTGGTCAGCGTTTCCACGAGGGGAAATTGAAACCCTCCAGTCCACGCAGGCGCCGGGAAGGTAGGCCACGGAGTGGCCAAACCTCTATCCCAACGCTCAGTGGAATGGTATGTCGGAAACGTGAATCTGCGCCGAACTAGGCGTCCGGAATCTCGCTCGTACTGTCGAAGGATCTTGTGAGTGTCCTTGACAGTTTTGGCGAAACCGCGTACGTCGTTGGCGAGTGGCTTAACTCCGAACTGGAGGTTCAGGTATTCGTCGCCAGAGGCGGCAACACCGTTACCTCGTCGGAAATTCGAGCCAATCATGGAGGGTAAACCTTCATGAAGTTCGCCGATGAACTGGGCGGCAGACCACGCA